TCAAGAGAAGCGGCTAAGTAATCAGCACGGGCCCTTAGCTCATGTTGGTTAGAGCAGTGGACTCATAATCCATTGGTGCCGTGTTCGACTCACGGAGGGCCCACCAATTTGCGACTGTGGTGAAATAGGTAGACACAAGGGACTTAAAATCCCTCGGCGCAAGCCATACCAGTTCGATTCTGGTCAGTCGCACCATACATCTGCCCTTAGCTCAGTTGGATAGAGCAACGCCCTTCTAAGGCGTCGGTCGGGGGTTCGAATCCCTCAGGGCAGGCCATGTTGTATTTTTACAACACACCGGTCATGACCGGTTGACATTATGACAGAGCGATGCTATACTATAGGTATAGTGAATAGTAAGGAGCAGAAAATGATTGTAGATACAAACCGCACAGTAACTTTCCAGGGTGTAGAGTACGATGCCAGCCACGGCAGTCCCTTTGATCGTGGATCAGCAGATTCATACTATGGCCGTCCTCAGTGCCCACACAAATACCCAAATGGCACTGGCAACCCTCCACGCATCGAAGCACCCGAGCTGACCCTTAAGGAGATGCGCGAATACTTCCGTGGCTACGAATACAACGAAGTTTTTGGCGATAAGAAAGACTGGGGTTGACATTTAGGTCAACTGGTAGTATACTATAGAAACTGTAACAAAGGAGCGAACTTATGTACAATGTAGTCGAAAACCCAATCCCAAAAAGCAACCTTTTCACTAGCCCTAGCCTAGAAGAAATCCAAAAGTTCATCAGCCAGTTGCCCCAAAAGGAGCAGGCTAATGCTAACCTCGTGTTCATGTTCACCTTGAACTCCTGCAATCAATTAGTAGAAGAAAATATCCTTTCAAAGGAAATCTTCGCTTGACAAACGGGCCAAATGGCCTTATACTATTGAAACTGTAAACAACTTAGGAGCGAAACTAAATGATCACAGCAGACCAAATCCAAGCAGGCTTTAGCCTAGCAGAACAAGCAAGCAAAGCAGAGTACCAAAAGTGGGGCGGCGACCGTGGTTGCTGTGGCTTTGCCTGGGTAGAAGTTAAGGTAGAGCGTACCAACTCAAAGCAGGCACAGGAGCTCTTGAAGGCAGGCTTCCGCAAGGACTATAAGCCACGCACTCTCAGCATGTGGAACCCAGGCGGATTGCCAGTGCAGAATGTGGACATCAAAGAAGCAGGTGCCTACGCCCTGGCCAACTATTTGACAGCCTTGGGCTTAGACGCTTACGCAGGCAGTCGTTTAGATTGACAACTAGGGCGAAAGCCCTTATAATAATAGACTTACGAAACTACACAAGGAACACAGATGAGCAAAGACTTTAACGAGAAACCCACAGGTTACCGTGTTATCAGCCTAGAGCAGGAGACTCCTGCACAGAGCAAAGAAACAGATGCAGAGATCATTGAACGCCTGCGTGAGCGTTTTGATATCTTGGATGATATGACTCGTGCTGTGAAGAAGGGTGCTGTTCGTGCTATGATTGTTTCGGGTGCTCCAGGCGTGGGCAAATCCTTTGGTGTAGAGAAGGTCCTGGGCAAGCATGACCTTATGGCTAATATTGCCAACGATGAAAAGCTCAAGAAGTATGAGATTGTCAAGGGCGCGATGAGTGCCATTGGCTTGTACTCAAAGCTCTATGAGTTTAGTGCAGAGAAGAACATCCTAGTGTTCGATGACTGTGACAGCGTATTGCTAGACGACTTGAGCTTGAACATTCTCAAGGCTGCTCTAGACACTAGTAAGAAGCGTACCATCCATTGGAACACTGACAGCCGTTTGTTGCGTAGTGAAGGTGTGCCCAATAGTTTCGAATTCAAAGGCGGTGCTATCTTTATCACAAACATCAACTTCCAAAACATCAAGAGCAAGAAGTTACAGGATCACTTGCAGGCATTAGAGAGCCGTTGTCATTACATTGACTTGACCATACACACAGAGCGTGAGAAGATGTTACGCATTCGTCAGATTGTTGGGGATGGTATGTTAGCAGAGTATGACTTCAGTGATGAAGAGCAAGCAGAGCTTGTCCAATTCATTGATGAGAACAAGCGGCGTCTGCGTGAACTTAGCCTGCGTACAGTACTAAAGACAGCAGACCTTATGCGTAGTTTCCCAAATGATAAATGGAAGCGTGTAGCACAGATTAGTTTGATGAAGTAACCTCAGTTGTGTAGTTACCCTAGGGATAAGCCCGATTCGCTCCCGGCTCCCTAGGGCTTTTTTATAGGTGATATATGAACCGACTCTTATTAGCATTAGCACTCACAGCGACAGCACACACAGCCCATGCTTGGGGACAGTATGAGCAGGGCATAGCCACAGGCCTAGCAGGTGCTTGGGTATACAATAAGCTCACAGAGCCTAGGGTCCTAGTACAGCCACAGTATGTACTGCCCGCACCCAACCCATACCCATACCTACAGCCCAACTATAGGCCCATGCCCGTAGTGTGTAGAACTGTGCCCGTACTGGACACCGTGGGTCGCATCGTGGCATACCATCAGGTCTGTGATTGAAAATATTTTTTGGTTGAGAGGTCAAGAAAATATTTTTTCGAAAAGGTCGACCCCAGAGGCAGTAAAATAAAAAACTGTTGCTTTTTTGCAACAGTGCTAACAAAAATTGAGGTTGCAGAATCACCATGACCTGATAAAAATACCCTATATATTAAATTTTTGCACAGCAGTTTTTTTAAACCTTGCAGGACCCTTTCGGGCTAGAATGTCTACATAATAAATACTCTTGTCTATACAGGAGCGAACTATGTGGACAGCGAGCGAATATCTACGTCAAACCCCACCAAGACCATTAAAGTACAATGTCTTACAACGTGCCAATTCATGGCGCTATCATAACATGAAACCCCGTGGACAGATTCTAGATATACTAGCCTAAGGTACTATGCTAGTATAATTACTAGTATATGCTACACACTTACCTTCCCCGAGCAATTTCCGCAGTTCTCAGCATAGTGCAAAGCACAGGCCTACGCAACCGTGTCTATGCCATGGAGGATCGTTTGGACATATTAGAAGTAGCCATAGAAGACATAGCTCGTATCAATGCACACAGTCCTGAGCCAAATCCCTTAATCACCAATATAGTTGCTAACGTACAGCGTCATCACGAATCCATTAGAGAATATATACCCTAAACTATATAAGTGTATGGACGATAGAGATATTTTTATACAGACTAAACAGGGCCAGTTCGAATACGATGCAGACTACGACATATATCGTAGACGGCCAGAACCTAGGGATTTGACACACTTTCAGCAGTTTGGTTGGATATATGTCTTAGCCATATTGACTGTGATCGCCTACTATGTTACACTAATTCAAGGATAAGTACAGTATGAAAGCACCTTATGTTATAGTTGTAGCACTATTAGTTCTATATTCTTATATACATTGGCTTTGGTAAAAACTGCCAGGGCTGACTGTTAAGTACCCTAGCAAAATTTTTTACGCAGAATTTTTTGCATTTCTGCAAATACCCATTAAGGAGCGCAAATGGCCAAGAAGACCAGCAGTAAAACAGTTAAGCCAGAATCAGTACTGCCCACAGATGACTTTAGTAAATTGTCAGAAGATCAAACAGCAGAGATCCTAGAAGTAACCTTTGAAACTATCTGCAATCGTTTGGAACAAAGTGGTGTAGATCCTGATTTGATTACTGGCATACTGTTTAATCACTTTACTCAACGCTTGTGCGATGTTAATGATCGTGAACAGTATGAAATGATCCTAGAGATGGCCTTAGAAACCGCTTGGGACGAACAGACTATACATTGATTCTGTGAATAAGGTGCGTATATTATGCACCTATTTTTTTGCGCTGGCGCTTCGCGGCTTCGCCGCTTAGAGACTCTCGCCCTGGTTAAATAAGTGTAATGAAAACTGCCTGTGTGTTCATTGCTGACCCTTACTGCTCTGTTCAATGCGCTAATGGACTGCTTGGGGTATTGAGTGAGGATTTTCGCATACGCATATTTGGCGCAAGGCCCTTGGAACAGGGCTTTTTTCATGACTGCGATTTGCTAGTCATTCCTGGGGGCGAAGGAGACAGTGAAAGTTTCCATAGACTCATGCGTAATCATCGAGAGGCCATAAGGGCTTATGTTCAGCAGGGTGGTGCTTATCTAGGCGTCTGTATGGGTGCTTACTGGGCGGGCAGTCACTACTTGGATATCTTGGACAATCTGGACACCGTACAGTATATCACACAGCCCGGAGCAGATACTCGACGCCCTCATGCCAAAAACATTAGGGTAACTTGGCAGGGTGTGGCAACAACAATGTTCTTCTATGATGGCTGTGCCATAGTGGGCCCGGGAGAGCGAACTGTCTGGGCTACCTATGCCAACGGAGACGCCATGGCAGTGATACAACGTCGCACGGGCCTAATAGGCTGTCATCCTGAAAGTGAACCGTTTTGGTATGACTACCCTAGTTGGATGCGGGGACATTTCCACCAGGGCAGGGATTGGCTAAGGCTAAGAGAGTTTGTACAGGCTCTGGTTAAAACGGACTATCAGTAGGGTCTGAACCACCGCCCATGTTATTCAAAAACTGACGTAGGCGTGTGCTGTCTGTCTGTGCTCGAACCTTGGGTATGGCTATGCCCTGCTGTGGATCTATTTCGCCGGTAACTGGGTCTACGGACTGCGGTGCTTCTGCGGTGCTCTTGCGTTTTAAATCATCAATGATACTTGAGCTCTTTGGACGGTATTCACTGTCGCTCTGTCCTTCCAATCCTGGGTCTGTGATGCGTAGTGTATCAATATCAAAGTCTAGGTCAATCTTCATACCCACGCCGCTACTACTACGAGTTTTCATTAACTGTATCTGATACTTGCCACGTTCACGCATAGCACGGCTGGTAAAGATACCAAACACGTTATCCGCTGTTTGAATCTTACTAAGTCCGCCTGAAATGTGACTGTGATCAAATTCAACTTCTTCCACAGCACCACGGTTCAACTGTGCCGCTGTAACAAACACACATTGTTTTTCCATGGCCAAGTTTCTAAGTTCTTCTGCCACATACTTGTCCTTGACGAACAGGTTTTCTGCACTAATCTTCTTACTGATTGGCAGTAACAGGTCCATATAGTCTACCAGCAGTACGTCCACCTTACGACCCATTTTAATTTCATACTCTTTCAAGTAAGCACGAATGTCGTTAGTTGTTTTACCCGATGGCATATACTTGACTTGGAAAGCACCGGACTTCTTACCAATCATCTTGACTTTCATTTCAACATTGTCAAGATCCTTGAAAATCTCCTTGGTACTGATGCCTGTGGTCATTGAATCCACACGCATACTAACCAATGCTTCACTGAGTTCCAATGTTAGGTATACAACGTTTAAACCTTGTAAGGCCCAGTTTACGCCAAGGTTAGCAAGAAAGAGGGATTTACCAGCACCGCTTCCACCGGCAAAAATGTTAAGTTCTCCACGGTTCATGCCTCCAAATAATCTCTTGTCCACTGTGTCCCAGCCAGTCTTGACCTGCCCGTTCTTATCTTTAAGACCCAGCAAGCGACCTTTAGGATCACTCCAATAGTCTGTACCCATGTCCTTTTGTAGGCCAATCTGTACAGCCTTTTTGATCAGTTCTTCCACAGGACCATAGTCACCCTTTTCCAGCATGTCTGCTGATTCTAGAATAGCTCGCTCAAGGCCTTTGTGTTTGGTAAATGTTTCAAACTCCAACATCAGCCAATCGTAGTGTTCGTCTTTGAGTACACCTGGATTGTTCAGCTCAGTCTTAGTTGCAGCCTTGACCATTTCAAATGTAGGCAGTGCGTTGTGCTCTGTTACATAGGTGTTCAAAAACTCTGCACAGTCCTGTAGTTTGCGATCAAATAATGTGGGATCAAAAATGCTTTGACAGCGTACAAATGTACCTGCGTCACTGAGCATCATTTCTAAATATAGTTTCTGGATATCATATCCATAGTCAGTGTTTTGTCTAGTAGCCATAGTTTTTATTATACTTTAATTTTAATGTGTTTGCAATCTTGCCATTGCCAATTCCAAATACGATTTCGTGTATGATAGGCCACTGCTCCTATACTGCTACTAGGATCGCCTGGATTAGGCAAACTCCAGATATAGTCAAACTTTGGTTCAACTACACTGGCATTGGCCTTACTGTTCATAGCACAGCCGCCCATATAGACTAGACAGTCTGCACCAGTTAGATCTTTGGCTGTACGCATAACCATATCAACCTGTTCTGTGAACACTTCCTGTACAGCGGCCGCTATGTCACACTGGTCCTGAAGATTTCTAATTTCGTGCGGCCAATCGTTGATGCCTCTGTGCATATTTTTATGAGCATACACCAATGTGCCCATGTATTCTTTTACATCAAAATATACACGATCAGGATCACCTTGGTCACTCATCTGTTGTAGTAGATGTTCCTGTTTAATTGGTTCTAGTCCGCATAACTTTGTAAACGCACTATAGAATAACCCCAAACTGTGGGGATAAGTGCGACTCCAAACCTTCTTAAGTTCTCCGTGCTTACCTTCCCAGATAGTTGCACATTCAAATTCGCCTATAGCGTCGAGAACTACCACAGCACAGTGATTAAATGGGCTAGTGTAATAGCCTGAGGCGGCATGACTGGCATGATGTGGAGTATAGGTCACTGGAGCATAGTGTACTCTTATTTTATTCAAGTAGCGTCCGGGTAGCACCGACATATCCAATGCTGTTTTATATTGTCCAGCGTAGACCTGTCTTGCTTTTTTAACCCAAGGACGTTCGTACCAAAAAATTCTATCAGGTGCACCGTGATGTAGTGCTTCTGTTATAACGGCTGTGTCAAACTCATCTTCTTTGCAACTAACCCAAGATTGAAGAGCGCCATTTTTAAACACAGCCAGGCTACTGCCGTGATTAAGAGCGTTAATACCCCAGTGAATCATTTGTAGATATATGGATCCTTCTTGCGAAGAGCTTCCATCCTTTTCTTGAATTTTCTATCTTCAAAGAACTTTTTAATTCTTGCTATTAATTTAAGAACCATTGTTTTGCCTTTAGTTTAATTTTTAATTCTGTGTCTTCTGTTTCGGACACAATCTTATATAAGGTCTGTAAGCGACCTAATTTTTTAACTGCATCATTGACGTCTTTAACACCTTCGGGCCAACTGGGCATACTAACGCTGTATCTGTTAGCAATAGCCTGTTCAACTGTGCGCTTTCCATCTGCGTCCCTGTCTGGAACAACAATAACCTTGCGGCCAAGTCTATTGATTAGCAGAGCCTGTTTATCCATGATTTCTGCGCCAAGGATTGCAACTGCATCTATACTTAGTGCGTCTACAGGACCTTCGACTACTATCACGAATTCCCTGTCCTGTGTTTGACAGTCCAAATTAAACACATATCCAGGAGTTTGATCCGATATGTATTTGGGTTTACCTTCTATAACTTTACGAGCAGTATGCCCAACAATACGTCCGTCTAATCTAAATGGTATAATTAATCTATCAGCAAACCCTGCCACAGGACACCAATAAAAATCATCCAATGGATTTAAGTTTCTGGACCATACATATTCAACTACTGTGTCAAATTGTGCTCTAAGATCCGCGGGTAATTTTGTTAAATGTTCCAGCCATTCTTTAATTTGTAGACTGCCTTCGGGCAATGGTTTATCTTCAAACTTAGGAATAGTAACTGCTTCCAATGCCTGTTCATCGGATTGGATCTTTAGTGCTTCTAAAGTAATTTTATTAATGACATCGTCAGGTGCGCCCATCCAACTTAATAGATTACGCATCTTACGAGTTAAATGTCTGCCTGGTTGATAACTGGCTTTGTAGCCGCAGTTGAAGCAATGATAACTAATACCATCGCCATTTTGAATCATACCACCACGCTGTCTAGTATCTGCTGTTGTGCCATTATGGTGACAGCAGACCGCGTTAAACTTTACCCAACCACTGGGTGTTTGTTTCCGTTTTGCAGGGAGGTACGAATAGATTATCTCACCAATACTCATATAGAGTATTTTAGTTTCTTACTATTACTTTGTCAACTTTTCCGGTAAAACCTGTTCCAGCAACACTGGTATATGTTCTATCCGATGTGGATAAACTTGCTTCACCCAGAATAGATGCAGACAGGATACTACGAGTATAACTTGGTAATGAACCGTAAATTGGTCCTTGGATGGCTGTTACTGTTACTATAGCATCATTGGCTGGACTTGTTCCGCCCAGTGACGTGCCTAATAGTTTAATCTTATCGCCAATATCATATTGTCTGCCACCGTCTGGTATGCCAACAATAGTGTATGTACTACCTAACTTTTGAATATCAAATGTTGCGGTGCTACTGCTACTAGATTTATTATAACCAAAACGCATAAATCTGTAACCTGTGTTTTCGATAACTTTGGTTACGCTACTTGCACTGGTAACTTCTACTGTATCAATTAATTTCCAAGTCACGCTAGATGCTGTGCTTTTATCTGAGGTTGCATAAACATTAACAAAACCGTTGAACGGATCTGTTGTATCTGGTACTACTTCAATTTCTACGCTACCAATTACTGTACTATCTGTGGCGGTACTGTAATCATCATTTAAGTAAGTGCCGAAAGGTACAATTTCACTTAAGAACTGATTACGGTCAAATTCAAAGTTAAAGACCTTTGCCACATCAATAATGTCACCAAAGCCGAGTTTTTCATTATAACCATCCATTAACTGTACATTGCCAAATAATTCAAATTGCCCGTCTACATAGATAGGACTGTTAGTTGTACCGTCTGTTAGATAAGCCGCCATGCGTAGCATCTGTGGGTCAATGTCTGCTATTGTGCTACTGCTAATAGTCAGCGTCATCTGTCCTAATTGACTAGGAACTGCTATGGCTGTGGCAGTAAACAAGTTCTTCTGATCTGCGTCAAAGAACTTAACAACTGCGGTTTGACCTACCACTGTCTGCTTGCGTTGCTCTGAATTCCTAACATCTAATTGTATGGTATTATCAATACCTTTATATAATTTTAATTGGCGTTGGTACACTTGTCTATACTCCGTGTTGAATCCTACTCTATCTGTAGTAACAGTGATTTTATTTGGTACTAAATAAAACTGAATTTTTTGCATTGGCTTAATTTCGCTTATTCAAGGTTATAACAGTATTTATGGTAAAATTAACGGAAGACATCAGAGAAAACTTCCCCTTTATTTCAGTAGTTCATTATGGCGGGCTAGAATACGTAGGCATCATTATTAATCAAGATCAATACGTTACTAGCCTTTACAATTACGAAGCACTAAAAACAGAAGAAGATCGCAAGAGTTTCCTGAGTCTGGGCGAAGCATGGTGGTGGGAAAGTAACCGTACAATTCCTATCAATATCTTCTTAAAATTAGAGATGGAGCAGTTCAAATACTCCGTAATGACTATGAATACTAAAGATGTATCCGTAGTATTTGGCCCTACTATAAATCTTCACAACATTTCGATTAAGCGTGTAAAGCGTAAGGTAATACAGTTAGTTAGAAAACGTTAACTAAATCCGTAACTGATATTTTCACAGATTAAATTCATTTGCACAACTACTGCCTGAGCGTAAGCAATAGCGTGTGCCTTCTTAAAATAGTATTCATCGTTCTCCGGTTTCGTCCATACTTCCTTCATCACCGAAGTCCATTCTTTCCCAATCAGATAACGTTTCGCCGGACGTATCATCGCTAGGACTGCACCTAATTGCTCTATGCTCCGTGGTTTCATTTCTCTTAGAATAGAACCATAACCGTTGACGTGAAACAGCAGATTGTTGAAATCGTCTTGCTCCAAAAGATCCCATAAGGGTTCAGTCTCCATAAGTTGAATGAGATGCTGTTCATCTCGTACACCTTCGTAAATACCAACATTCAAGAAATCTATCTTGAAATAACCTCTTGCTTCTGCTTCTTTATAATCTATTGTGCTTAGGCCTGTGGCAGGATTGTAAGGGATAGAAGTACAATATATGCCTGTGTTGTGCTTTTTAAAACTACCATTATCTTCTATAGTCGCAACGACATGCTCTAATTTTTCTAGAGCTTTATTTCTGTCTGCAAAGTCTATGTCAATATCTGGCATTATAAATTACCTTCTTTAACTACTTCGGCTATTAGTTCTTTGTCTGCGGGATATGTTCTGAATCGTCTTGCCCAATATTCTGGATCTAAAACTTCGAATACAATGTTTAATTGTTCGTCATTGAATTTGCCTAATAATGCCCTTCCGCTGTCACAGTTCAATACTAACCATGGACTAATCTTTCCGTCCTTGATTGCGTACACAGCTCGATTAACACTTACATACTTAAAGTAATGATTCCACTGGCTACTATTTTCATTTGCCCAGTCCATCATTGTAGTTATACTACGCTGTAAAGCCACTTCGGCAGGTTCTTTCTTTATTAAGTCTAGAACATATTTATAGTACAATTCTTCTCTACACCAGTGATCTAGTTTAACTCCACTGGTAACAACAAAGTCAATGTATCTATCTGGATACAAGGGATTTACGTTGCTGAGAAAACTGCCAAACTTTACAAAGGCATTGTAGTAAGGACTTTTAGCAAACTCGTCATAAGTTTTAACGTGTTTGGCTTTCTGTGTCAGTTGAAAGAATCTAACATAGGTTTGATAGCCTAGTACAACGTGTTTTTCGTCTTTGGCCAAGTGTCTACGTTTTTGCTCACACATATGGACCGTAAGGGTAGACTCTTTAACATAAGCACTACCGCAGTACTGACAAACGTATGGTTTTTCAACTGTGGACAATTTTATTTTAATTCCTTTGTGTTTCTCAAAAACATCTAAGTTCATAATGCCTTTTTAATATCTTTATCTTCCCAACCAAGATCCTTAAGACGTTGCTTAACTTCTTTTTCTGTAGTCATGCTAGACATAAGTTCGAGTTCGTCTTCTTTCAAGTGTGGATATAGTGTTTCCAATACTTTGATAACTTTACTGTTACCTTCTTTCTTTTTATATCCAATCCATTCGTGAAAATGAATTTTCTTTTCTTCATTACCAGTCATACAAACAAGATACCACAGTAACTTAGGATGCTTACTAAGACTAAAGTAATGCTTGTTAAAGTACTCGTTAGTTTTGAAGATAGCCAACTCTTGCGTTTCTCTGTCGCTGGTTTTAATAGAGCTGGCATACCTAAGCAATAGATAAAGACTGATTTGCTTTCTCTGTTCTTCTGTGAAATTATCCCATAGATCTCTGGCGCCCATATCAATGGCCGCTGTTTCATCTTTGATAGTTAGTTTATCACTCATCTTTAGGAACAATCCTTACATCAAATGCCATTACAGTTCTATTACCCTTACCCTTCCAAGGATAAACTGTGTGTGGCAGATGGCTTGGAAATACAATAACAGTACCTGGTGTAGGTTTATATTTCCAATTATCTGTCATAATAAATTTACCAACATCTCTAGTTTGTGGTAATCTAAATGCTACATTGCCGTCTGTTGGAGACAAATTTTCATCTAAATCTGGAGCAGTGATATAAATGTTTCCGCTGATATTGCCGCCTGGATGTGTATGTAATTCTTGATAGTCTCCCTGCGTCTGACGAATAGTCCAGATGCTGGTAACAACAGGCTTACACAGTTTTAAATCTTCAGTTCCGCTTTGTGCTGTAATAATTTCCATGTAGCCAGTACAGATGTTTTCAATCCATTTGACTAACCAAGAAACATCAATGTTTAGTTGATTAGGATATACTTGTATCTGCTGTCCTCCGCGAATACTAATAAATGGATTATCTGCATCATTCAATTCGGGGTGTCCGTGTAACATCTCAGACAGACTAAAAATTTGACTAAACTCAACTGGTGGTACTTGGTCAATAGCCAACACAGTTGGTTGAAAATATGCTACCTTTAAACTCATTGTTGTTTATCCTTGACAATATTATAGATTAGTATAGCACGATCCAGTGATCGTTGTAAAGACGTATTGGTCTTTGCAGTTTCCCGAACATTCTTCCAAAGTCTTGCTTCTTTAGATGCTAGGAATGTTTCCCTGCCATTACCAGGACGTTTGGGATCGTAATCCCAACCGATGGCTACTCGTGTACTAGGATCTGCACCTATTTCTCGAGCATAGGTAACTCCGTCTGCTCTTTCATAGATATAAGTTGCACCAGGTTTAAGTTGTCCCATATTATAACAATTTGTAGTGGTTAATAATTTCGCTTTGACGGCTAATGTCTTTAGTAAAAAATGCACAATGCGGTTTAGTGCCTTCATACAATGGAACTGTCAACAATTGGTTATTTTTCATTTTAGGAAAAAACCATTTAACATCATTGTAGACATTAACAATTTCAATTTGTGCGTACTCGTGTTTAAATGCACTCAATGGATTAAAAATAAATGCTTCAAACCCTCTATCATTAAGACTAGTTAAGGGCAGTACTTCCAATTCATTGCCGCATTCGCTGTCACCTACTGCTATACTCCAGTCAATGGGCATAGTTACTTCATGTCCGCCAATGTTAAGGACCATGGCAGGACTGTTAAAACTTTCTAAAAATATCAGTGGTATGAAAAAGAAATCTGGATTGTTAGGATCATTATTGTCTAATACACTAAATCTAATATCGTCTTCTAATTCATCTGGCATCTTAGACAAGTCGAAACTTTTGTCATCTAAGGTTAAAATATACATTTATTCTCCGTTTATTATTATTCCCAATTTACCTTTTCAATGGTGAAAGGGTATTTGGCTTCTTTGTAGAATTTCTTTCGCTCTGTTAAGTGCCTTTTTGCATATTTGCAAGTAGATGTTATGTCCCAGATTTGGACGAAGTCTTTATCCTCTGCCTTTCTAATGCCACGCCCAATGCTTTGTATAACTCGGACAAAGCTCTTTCCGGGCTCCAAAAGAACCAGATTAAAAATCCTAGGAATATTAAGACCCACAGCGGCCACACCATAAGTCGCCACAATAACCTTGTTATCACTGTCTTTAACTTCATCGTAATGTTCCTTTCGCTCCGTGAGCTTGACTTCTCCGCTGATGAACACGGATCCTGGTATTGCATCTACAATCTGTCTACCTGCATCGAGCCTATCTACTAGTATTAATGTGTTGCCTGAGTCTTTAATTGAATTGCATAGTTTTGCGATATAACCGACCCTGTCAACGTCTGTGACAAGGTACTTTAATTCTTCTTGGTATGTTCTAAATTCTTTAACGTCCATTAACTGAACAATGTTAACGTGACACTGACTGAGCACACCTTTTTCCTGTAATGTATGTGCGCTGATACGATTAACCACAGGACCGAGTGTTGCTAAAATACTGTGGAAGTTAATTTCTTCTTTGGGAACTGTACCAGTTAAGCCCCAACGAATAGGAGCATTAGCCATGTTCTGGCTTAACAATTTCTTCAACACTTCCGCCTTGGCCATGTGTACTTCGTCGACAATTACACAGACTACGCCTTCTAAGAATTCTGCTAGACTTAATGTATCACTGTCGTAACTTTTCTTGTCTAAGATGTTTAGACTTTGCCATGTGCAGATAGTATGTGTGCGACCTAATTCTTTTCTATCGCCAAAATATACTCCA